GCGTTATTCAGGGGACTATTGATAATTTCGAACCCTTAGCTGAACAATATCTTGCTTACAAAATGAATGCCAGGAGTGTTAGACAGCAAGCTGCTATCAGTCTGAAATACTATAACGGGTGATTAAATGAATGTAGATAAAATTTTAACGGCAGTCATACTCAGAATTTTAAATGACAAAAACATTATTGATGAAACTGATTTATTAGATATTCTCGGAGAATTAAAAGGTAACAAAGGTGCTAAAAAGCCAACTGGAGCGACTAACCCTTATTTTACTGTCAATAATATGCCAGTGAATAATAATACCGATACTACTGCAAAAAACGGCACAATATTAATTAGTTGCTTTGTAGATAATTTAGACGGCGGAATTGCAGATACTCAAAAATTAGGAGAAGTTGGGAGCCGCCTTGAAGAATTGTTTGATGATAAACCTTTAGAGATTGAAGGTTATACTAACTATAATTTAGAAGTTAACTCAATTTCTAACCCTCAATTTGACCCTGATGATCCGGATGAACATTTTATTACTGTAAGGCTTGGATTTAACATTATTAAAAAATAAGAGGTGAATATAAATGCCAGGAACTAAAACAGAGTTAGATACTAAAAAAATTAATTTAGGACCATGTTTGGTTAAATATGGCGGCGTTGAATTAGGAAGAACAGAAGGAGAAACAATATTCAGGTTTACTACTGAATATCAAACCGAATCAACTGAAGAAGATGGAGACGTTATGGATATTGTATTAAACCATAACGGAGAATTAGAAATTCCGATAGTGTACACTGACCCTGCATCTGTTGCAAAAACAATACCGTGGGCTGAATTAACCACTGGAGCTAATGGAGATGATCTATTAAAAGTAGGCTCAGCGATTGGAGAAGTAATGAACAATTATGCTGATGTAATCACTATACATCCATTAGCTAAAGATGATGCTGATAAATCAGCGGATATTGTCCTGCCATCTGCTTATCCAATGCCACAGACATTAGAATTTGGCCACAGTAGAACAGGCAAAAGAATGAACAATACTAACTTTAAGTGTCAGAAAGACTCCAATGGAGATTACTTTACTCTTGGAGACAATTCTATTGTTGCTAAACCAGTTGCAAGTGTTGAGTCAGGAACTTATGACACAGCTCAAACAGTAGAATTAACATCAAGTACTACAGGAGCAGAAATTTATTACACAACTGATGGTACTGAACCTACTACAGGCAGCACATTATATGCTGGTTCAATTACAGTTGATAGTGCTCAAGAAATCAAAGCATTTGCTACTAAGGCAGATATGATTGATTCTGAGATTGTAAGTTACTTTTACGCTGGTACATTAACTTAATAACAATTTAGCCCTGGGAAACCAGGGCTTTTATTATGATTACTTACAAATCGAAAGGGGATATTTATGGCTAAAACTTTATCGAGAATTAAAAAAGTTGATATTACTACAGTAATTGAATTAGATGATGATATAGAAGAAAGATCTAGAACAATCACTGTTAAGAAAGCGCCACTGGGTAAATGGAAGCAGCTAACTGATAATGTTAAGGTTCTTTTTGATTTGCTTCCAGAAGTGTTGGAGGAAAAAGGAATTGAAAATCCGCAAGAATATATGATGCAGATGAGCGAAAAGGAGATCATAAGCTATTTGCCTGACATGTTTAGAGTCGCTACTGATGAAGTAATCGACATACTTTCTTTAGGAACTGGAGTAGATGTTGAAACTTTAGAAGATGAAGTCGGAATAGATGAGGCAATCGAGTTATTTGAAGCAGTTATTGAAGTTAATAATCTGGTTAAGGTTGTGGAAAAGGGAAAAAACTTAATGAAGCTCCTGAAGAATATCAAGAACTAGATCCAGAAAATCAGTTTGATAAATTAGTCTGGGATATTCATAAAATAACTAAAATGTCGAAAAATGAAGTTTTAAATCAAATATATCCAGATGAAATTGAATATATTTTTGATATCCAAAGGAGAAATGAATTAGAAAAATATACTGGTTATTTAAATCAGTTTATGGCTGCAAGTTCTGCCTTTGGCGGTGGAGATAATGCTAAAGAATACATTGAAGATTTGATTGATCACATTAATTTATTATCTGGGAATGAAGAAAGTAGCTCTAATATAGATGATTGGTATCAAGAATATGAAGAGCTAAAAGAAAAAGAAACTAAAACCATCAAAGATGAAAAACGGATTAAAGAATTGAAAAAGAAAATGAATAATCATATCGATAGCGAAATCAATAAACTTAAAGGTTTAAAAGATGCTCCAGGAGGTGCAGCAAATAATGGCTAATTTAGGTTCTCTAGTATATTATATTCAAAACAAAAACGCTCAATTCAAACGTGGAATGAGAGAAAATCAGCAAGAAATTAAAAAATTAGATAGAGAAGCTAAAAGAAGCCAGGGAACTTTAAGGCAATATTCTGCTGCATTTAAAAAGACCGGGATGGCTTTAACAGCTTTTGGCGCAATAATAACCGGTGTAAGCTTTAAACTGGCTAAAATGGCATCTGATGCTAATGAGATACAGTCCAGGTTTAATTATGTTTTTGGTGAAATGTCAAAAGATGCAAATAGTTGGGCCGAAGATTTTGCAGACAGCTTTAATCAGTCAACTTCTGAAATTAAATCAATGATGGCTACATTGCAAGATACACTTGTTCCGATGGGAGTAGCTGAAGAAAAGGCTTTCAGACTAAATAAAACAATAACTCAATTAGCGATAGATATGAGTTCTTTTGCTAACGTGCCTTTAGAACAGGCAATGAATGACATTCAAAGTGCAATTGTAGGACAATCAAGACCAATGAGAAAATATGGATCTGTACTGACTGAAGCTCGAGTTAAAGCAAATGCTTTAAAAGAAGGTATTATTGATACTGATAGAGAGCTAACTGAACAGGAAAAGATATTATCAAGAGTTAATTTGATGATGCAGGACATGTCCAAAGCTCAGGGAGATTACAAAAGAACTCAAGATAGTTTTGCGAACAGATTAAGAGAAACTAGAAATTTATTAAAAAATATTGGAGAAGAAATAGGGCGATATGTATTACCTCAAATTAGCGTTTTATTAAGCCATGTTCAATCTGGTATTAACTGGTTTGACCAACTGCCAGCTCCTCTAAAAGAAGTTATAAGCCAGTTTGCTGTATGGTCAGGAATTATGGCAGGCATTGTTGGGCCCCTGGCATTATTCGTAGGATTTTTACCTCAAATAGCAGCAGGTTTATCAATGGTTAGCGGAGGCTTTGCACCTTTCTTAATCGGTGGGGCTGTAATAGCTGGCGTAACCAAACTTGTAAGTATTTTTAATGATTTAAATGATACTCAAGATGATAATTTGGAAAGCACTAAAAACCTTGTTGAAGAATATGAAAATTTAAGCAGTAAAGAAAATAAATCTAAAGAAGAAAAAAACAAATTGCTCGAAATTTCTCAGGACTTAGCCGATCTTTACCCAGATGCTGTAGAAGGAATAAATGATGAGACTGAAGCTTATGAGCTTAATACTGAAAAAATTATAGAAAATGCGAAAGCTAGAAATTTAAAATCAATGGCTCAAACTATTGAGGAAAATATCGATAGAATTGAAAGAGAAAAAGAAGCACTAAACGATCAGACCAAAGCTCTTAAAGATTATAATGATGAGTTAAAAAATGTAGGTCAAATTGACAGTATTGCTTTGGAAAATGCTATGGGAGTAATTTCCCAGACAAGCTTTGTTGATCAGATAGGAAATTATAAAACTCCCGAAGATTTTATTGAGCTCGGAGCAAATGAACAGTTTCAAAATGAAGTTTCTAAACTACCTAAAGTTGTTCAAAATAGGTGGAATGTTGCTTTAGAAACAATGCGTAAATTCTATAATGCTTCAGCTGATGGCAAAAATATAATTGGCACAAATGAACAAAAAATAAAAAATTTAAATAAGCAATTGTTAGTCTGGCAAAAGAGATCAGAATTAATTAATCAGAGATTAGAAGGAGTCATTAGCAATAAAGAATTCGAAAAAAGAATGGCTGCACTTGCCGGTAACAAAACAAGCAGCTCAAGTAGTGATGATGAAGAGGAAGAGGAAGAAGATGAAACCGATCCAGAAAAAGCTGAAAAGCTAAAAGAATTTAAAAAAGAACTGCAGCAAGATATCGAAGATTATAATTTTGATAGAGAACTAAAAGGAATTAAAAATGCATCTCAAAAAGCTAGAAGAGAATTAGAAAAAGAAAAAGGTGAGAAACTGCTTAATGCCAAAAGTCTTGGGGCTAGCGATGAACTTCTGCAAGAAATAAGAGATTTTTATAACAGAAGAATTGGAAATGCTATTAATGATATTACAGAAGAAAATAATAAAGAATCATTAGAAGCTGAAAAAGAATATCTAAATCAGAGACTATTATTGCAAAAAGAAGGCAAAGAAAAGGAAATTGAGCAGGTAGAACAATGGTTTGAACAGGAAAAAGAAAAAAGAAAAAATCAAACCGGCGCTTTAGAAGAATTGCGCAAGCTAAGAGAACAAAAACTTCTAGAAATTGATAAAGAATATGCAAAAAAAGAACAGCAACTTCAAGATGAAATAACTGAAAATAAATATGAAGCTGGAAAAATATCGCTTGAAGAATATATAAATTATTTAAAGACCAGGCTAAAAGATTATAAAAAAATGACAGATGAATGGGTAGAATTAAATGCTAAAATTAATGATTTAGAATGGGAATTAGGATTTCAGAATGAGACCACTACTGATTTTTACGGTTTATGGAAAACTGGCGGGCCCAGTGGCTCTGAAAATGAAGAATCGAAACCTTTAAACTGGCTAGTTGATTCATTAGTAGAAATAGGATATGAAGTTGATCATGTAAATCGAAAATTTAAAGACTGGCAAGATAATCTGATTACTGGTTTATCTGATGCAATAGCTCGTGGCGAAAGCTTAGGAGATGTCTTTAAGAATTTAGCTAATCAAATATCATCTATGGTACTTCAAAAAGCAATAGTTGGTCCTATGGTAAATTGGGCTTTAGGCGGAATTGGTCTTGATGGAATTGCCCACAGTGGTGGCTTAGTCACCGTCAATGGTGTTGAAAGTTTAGATAATTTTCATGTAGGCGGAACTGTTGGTGGCAAAAAACTTAGGCCAGATGAAAAAGTTGTTAAAACTAAAGTCGGTGAATTAATCTTAACTGAAGATCAACAGCGAGGTGCAATTAATGCTCAAGGGGGCGGCGGAGACAATGTTGAAGTGTATCAGATAAATTCTCCTGATGCCCAGTCATTCCAAAGACTATTAAAACAAAATAAAGCGACTATAGTAAATATTGCAGGGGAAGACATAATGGCAAACGGTAAGCTGAGAAAAATAATGCAGAAATTCACTTAATAGGAGGTGGTCTTTTTGGAAAAATTCCAATTTAGCCATAACAATGAATGGACAGACGGAATAAAATTTAAAACACTTGTCACAGAATTCGAAGGCGGCAAAGAGCAAAGAAGAACAAAAGGACTGCCTAGACGTTTTTTTAGACTTAACTTTGAGAAATCAACAATGACATCTGATCATGCTAATTATATCTATAATTTTTTCGTAGCTAGAAAAGGAAAGACTGAAGCATTTTTATGGGATTATGAAAAAGACGATGGGACCATTGAAGAAGTAACAGTTAGATTTGACCAAGATGAGCTAGAAAGAACAGTTTTTATGAATTATATTTATAGGTTTGGTCTTAAAATGATAGAGGTGTTATAAAATGCCTAAAACACTATCGCCAGATATAATTGAAGAAAAAAATAAAGATTATAACTGGCCTATAGAGCTTTATCAAATTTTTCTTGATGAAGAAACATTGTATTTTGCTATGTTTCCTAAAAATATAGAGTTTTTTGATGAAAATGGAAATCCACAAACTTATTATGCTGCATCAATAAGCCGGTCGGAAATAAATAAAAACAACAATACTTCCCCGGACTCAGTAACAATCACTTTTGATAATGTTATGAAAGAATTCTCCGGTTTAATTGCGAATGTAAACTTCGAAGGCAGAGAAATGACAATCTGGCAAGTTTTTAAAAATAGGCTAGATAAACCAGAAAACTATAGAGAATTATTTACAAAAGGTGAAATAGACTCTTTTAGCACTGATGATTATAATTTTACAGTTGAATTAAGATCTAACTTAGATAAATTAGAATTGCAGCTACCTGGCGGAACTTATGGAATTAATTGTTCTTGGCCGGGCGGTTTTGGAGGGGAAGGCTGCGGCTATAATGTACCAACCCTAGAAGGAACTGTTGATAGCATCGTAAATCAAAGAGTTTATGATAGCAAAATGAATCAGCCTGCAGACCGCTGGAAACACGGAACTATTAAAATAGGAAACGAAAGCAGAAAAATTGTTTACTCAGCCAGCGGGTTTGTAGATGTTGAATATCCATTTCAAAGAGCTCAGCCAGGAGATAACTACTATCTTGAAGCTGGGTGTGATTTTACCTGGAATGGAGGTCATGGCTGCAAGTACTGGGGCAATCAAAAATATTACAGAGGTTTTCTTGATATTCCGAAGATCAGGAATGTGAGGTTGGTTGATTAATGAACCCAGAAAAGTATCTTAATAAAAAATATAAGTTTAATGGTAGAGGAAAAGGTGGTTATGATTGCTTAGGTTTAGTTGTTGATTTTTTAGCTGATAACGGCGTCATTTTGCCAGATACTGACGGCAGGATTATAGAATCTGATTGGATGACAAAAGATAAAAACAGACTTCCGAATGGATTAAGTTTATATTGTGATCAAGTAGATATCAAAGATAAGCAACCCTTAGATGTGGTTGTTTTTTTAGTTGGCGGGATTCCAAGACATGCCGGCGTCCTAATAGATAATTATAAATTCATACACATATTTGATAATTCGACAGCAAGAATCAGTAAATTTGATAAGTGGAAAAAAAGATTACATTCAATCTGGAGAGTGAGGTGAGCAAGCAATGGGAGTAGGAGCAATAGTAGGATTAGCAGCAGGCGCTGCAGCAGCCGCATCTACAGTAGGAGGAATGACTGTAGCAGCCGGAGCAATGTTGGGCTTTTCAGTCGGTAACTCTTACGATAATTATAAAGAGGCCAAAGAATTCCAAGAGAGCATGAATCAGTCAAAGAATTCACCAACTTATAGCTTTGGCCCGATATCTAATACTAAATCGCATCAAATACCGATACCTGTAGCTTATGGCCGCAATCTTGCAGCAGGAAATATAATCAACCAAAAAATTCACGGCGAAAATGATAGATACATGGATCTTCAGGTTGGGATTTCTGAAGGACCAATTGAAAGCATTTCAGAAATTAAAGCAGATGATAAAGATGTTTCTGCAGAGGTTAAGTTAGGCTACCGAAGTCAAACAGCCTGGAGCAAAAATGAACACGGACAAACCTTCCCATATCTTGCTTATTATTCACTAACCTTAGATGCAGAAAAATTAAAGACATCAGGTACTCCAACAATGACCGCGATAATCAAAGGACGTCACGTTAGAGTGTGGACCGGAAGTAGATGGGTCACTAAATACAGCAATAACCCTGTTTGGTGTGTTTTAGATTTCTTAACAAATAAAAGATTTGGTTTTGGAGTTAAAGACAAGTTTATTAATTTTGATTCATTCAAGGAAGCGGCTGAATATGCAGATGAAATAGTAGATGGGGAAAGAAGATTTGAACTAGATTTTATGATTGACGCAAAAAGTTCAGCGCTTGACATATTAAATGAAATACTTTCTACTTTTAGAGCTTTTTTAATTTATTCAAACGGGCAGCTAAAATTAAAAATTGATAAACCAGAGATAGCAGCTCAAAGCTTTACATTTGAAGAACATATTATTGCAGAAAGTTTTGTTAGATCAAGAACATCAAGAAAAGATAGATATGAATCAGTAATTGTAGAATATACAGACCCTAACGAAAACTTTGAAACAATCGGGGCTAGATTTTTAGATAAGAGTGTTCCCGGGGAAACGATTAAAACAATAACTTTAAACGGTGTAAATCGATTTAGCCAGGCTGGTAGAGAGGCGCGGTATTATCAAAAGAAATCGAAGTATTGCGTAGAAGTTATAAACTTCAAAGCCGGCATAAATTCAGTTGAGGCAGAAGTTGGGGATAAAGTCCTAATAACTCATCCAAGACCAGGTTGGACTGATAAACCATTTAGAATTATGGAAATCAGTGAAAGCGAAAATGAAGAGCTGGCTATTACTGCTGTCGAATATAACGAAGCAATATATACTGACAATGGTATAGTGCAGCAAGAAAATTATGGTTCAGAACTGGAAAACCCTTTGGAAGCTCCTAGAGAAGTATCTGATCTAAAAGTATCAGAATATGGATATACAACTGTAGATGGAAATTTAATGTCAAATCTGATTGTCGAGTTCAGCACTCCAGACGATGAAAGATTTGCTAAAGCAATAATAGATATATCCGAAAACGGTGGGCCTTATAGAATCAGAGGAGAAACAGAAGGCGGCAGTTTCGAAATTGAAAATCTTAAAGTCAATGTGTCTTATCAAGTTAGAGTGCGAACAGTTTCTAAATATAGAAGCATAACCAGCGATGGTGTAGTTTCAAGAGAAATAGTTATATCCGGTAAAGACAACAAACCCGCAGCACCTGAAACTTTGCAAGTCGCTCAAAAAGGTGCAAAATTAATATTCAAATGGCAGGAAGTAAATGAGCCAGATGTTTTAGGTTATGAAATTAGAAAAGGAACAGACTGGGATAATGGAGAAGTTCTCGGGACTAAACTTACTGGAGACAGATGGACTTCTGAAAATGAAATTGATGGAACACATATGTATATGATTAAGACAATTGATAGAGTTAGACAGTATTCAAGTGATTTCACATCAGTAATTTTTGAAGTTTCAGGTACTGGCCAGGAGCTTAATATAATTATCGAAAGAAATGAACTTGATTATATAGATAATGCAACACTAGATAATATAGATAATATTAACGGCAAGATAGCATTCTTCCACATGTATAATTTAGAAGACTTAGCCGGCTATAATCTTGATGATTGGCCTGATATTCCTGCTTTTGCAGACGGTTTGCCTGATTATGACTTTAGTGCCGAATATATGACAGAAATTATCGATACAGTCAGAATTGGAAGGACAGATATAAGACTCAAAAAAGACTGGTTCTTTCAGGACTTAGGATTAAGTTTATTGAGTTTTCCTAATCGCGGACTTGATGATTTCCCTAATAATAGTTTAGACAATCCACCTGCTATTTATGAGACTGAAACATATGTTAGATTTTCTGATGATAGTGTGGAATGGTCAGACTGGCAAACATACATGACCGGAGAATACAAATTTAGATACTGCCAGTTTAAATTTACTTTTCAGCTGGAGACAGAAACTGCTGAATTTGAGCTGAATGAAATCAAACAATTTTTTGATGTCCCTGATTTAGAATTGGAAATTGATAATTTTGTAATACCAGTAGGAGGAGCAACAATTAATTATAGTGATTACGGAATAGAATATTATGAAATTCCTAGAGGGTATAATTATTACTTGCTACAGGATGGATCAACAATGAAATATGCTGATTTTCAAAACAAAACTATAGATAGTGTAGATGTAGTTATAAAAGATATCAATAATAATGATGTCGGAGGAACTGCAGAAAAAATTATAATCGAAGGATATTAAAGGAGTGATGACATGTCTCAAGATTTTGATATAAGAACGACAAATAAAGATGGGCTTGATGCTAATGGGCCCGGTCTTAAACAAGTTTTATATGGCAACTTTTTAGCTATTGTAACTCAATTTGCAGGAGAGACTGCTCCAACCGACACTTATCAGGGAATGCCCTGGTTAGACATTTCGGAAGGTTGGGCAAATGCAAAAATGAAGTTTTGGAATGGGTCTGAGTGGGTGCTGCAGAATGAATATAATCCTTATATTAAGGATTTAAGAGTTTCGAGAGGAACAAAAAACACTCTCTGGGAGCGGCTAGAAGTTGCTCTTAATGAAGACGGAACTATCAAATCTGACCTTGCTGAAAATATGACTGAATGGATTGACAGCGCATTAACTGCAACTTATGTAAGCGCTGATACTTTTACAGTGCCTGGTGACTATATAGATACATTCGTCACTAATAGAAAAATCAAAGCAACTCTAGACGCAAGCTCAGTTTATTCAGCTGTAGAATCAGCAAATTATGATGGAGTCAATGATGAAACAACTATAGTGCTGTTTGATACAGTGATAGATGCAACAATTCAGAAAGTCGAATATGGGCTTGTGAAGGCTGGCCCGGACGGCTCAAATCCAGAAAACAACTTGATAGATGAGACAACAGGCGATATTTACGAGCTAAAAATGATTGACGGCTCATTAGCAATGGAGGTTAGATAATATATGAGAGGTTTTTCAAAAGTGCTTAATTCAAGACAGGATTATGAAAATGTGATTAATGACTTTGGCTACACACCAAAAGTAAAAAGAGCATACCAGGGGCTGCTAAATACAGCCAAAAAGTATGAGTTCGACAAAGAACTTGCAGCAGAATCTGATAGAACTGGCCCTGAGCCTGAGTACAAAGTTATGACTCAGGAAGAAGAGGGAGAAGAAAAGATAGTGCAGTTCAAGCTGGTAGATAATCCAAACGGAAAGATATTTAGATTAGGATTTACAGTCGATGAAGTCCAGGAGGTGATTGACCAATGTTAAGTTTCGTAGGAGCTGATTCACCTTCATTCTACAATTTCAAAGGACATATAGAAAAAAGCGCTGCTGATGAAATTACAGTACCGCCTCTGGCCCTGAGGATTGACAGACAAAATCTTAAAAAAGAAACTGATACTATTCTGACAGCCGCTGACAATGATGGGAGCTTTGCAAGTTTCACTCTTGGTGAAAACTATTATATATATGCGCTGCAACCATCAGCTGATGCTGAGCCCGATTTTGTTATTTCAATCAATTCTACTTACCCGGATGGTTATACTGAAAACAATTCAAGAAAAATTGGAGGTTTTCACTACGGGCGTATTAGAACCACTGCTCAAAGATATGATGATACTGCTTCAATTGCGGTTAATATACTACCTAATTCAGTATGGTCTCTTAATTATCGACCGGCTTGCGATCCAACCGGAATGGTCAAAGTATCTAACTTCTGGGCTGACATATACCTTGCCAGTGAAGGGAGTGGGACTTGGCCAGAAACTGAACTTGTCAGTGAATACAATGCAACTCCAGTGTCAGGAACTGAAGGTTATAACGATTATGATTTTATTAGAGGTCTTGCTAATGTTGGAAAAAGCAAATTGACCAGGCAAGAATGGTTGATGGCTGCTTACGGTAGCCCGGAAGGTCATGAAAATGACAATAATGCTGCATGGTCTAGCTCAAGCAACTCAGGCAGAACCGCAACTGGAACTGTAGAACAAGCAGTTTCTTGTTATAACCTAGTCGATTGTGCTGGTAACCTTTGGGAAAGGCTAGATGAGTATACTTATAGATATACTGGAACTACATCATTTAATTGGTTTGATGTTTTAAACGCGGGGAAAGACTCTTCGCATCAACACGGAGAAGCCTATATACAAGGAAATCCTTCTATTATTGGGCTCCTCGCCGGTGGCGGCTT